TGATGACTACCGCCAACCCGAATCGCCGTTGCAAGCCGCGCGCCTTGGCGTCAGCGTGGCCGTCATGCAAGACCGATATGACTTCGCCTTTTTACGCAATGACGCACGCCCCGCCGCCATCGTGGTGCATGAAGCGTTCGCGACAAAACAAGAGGGCGAAGCATTCAAGCGCGCGTTTCGCGGCGACTTTCGTGGCCCCGACAATGCGGGCAAGACAATGTTTCTTGAAGCATTGGGCGACACTGAGCACGGTGTTATGGGCAGCATTGACATCAAGGTGCTTGGCATGTCACAGCGTGACGGCCAATTCATGCAACGTTACGAACAGAAGATCAATGACATTTGCGTGGCGCTCGGCACGCCGTTGTCAATCTTGGGCGACTCTTCAAAACGCACCTATGACGCGGCCAATGTTGAACATCGCAACTGGTGGGAAAACACGTTGCAACCGTTGTGCTTTGAATTGGCTGATGAAGCCAACATGCAACTGGCGCCGCGACTGGGCAATGAGCTCGGTTGGTTTGACTTCAGCCGCGTCAAGGCGCTTCAGAGTGACAACAAACTTTTGACGCTCGGGGCGACGTTGCCAATGTTGGTGGGCGCCGGTAAGCCCATTGCCAGCACCGAACTTCGCGACGCGCTAGAACTGCCCACAACGCGCCCGCCTGACATGCCCGGTGAAACGGCCACGCCCGCGCCTACGGGCGCTGTGGCGTCAACTGAGCCGCCTACGGGCGTCGATGACGGGTCACCGGGTAAAGCGCCTGACACGGGAATGAAGCCCGCACCCGCACCAACGGGTACGCCCGATATAACGCCGCCGGGGCCGGGGCGTCAACCGGGTGCTGGCCGTGAAGCCGCTACCGAGACCCGCGAACGCACGCGCGAGACCCGCCTAACTGAATGGCGCAAGGTTGACGCCAGTGTGCGAGCGTTCGAACCCATCTTTGAAGAGGCCATGCAAACCATCTTCGAAAAGCAAGAACGTAGTGTGCTCGCGAAGTTGCGTGACCGAAGGGGCGCACGCGCCAAGGGTGACGATGCCGCGTCACGTTTGTTCGATCAGGAGTATTGGTCACAGGAGATTGCGAAGGTCATGGGGCCGCATTATGGCACCGTGTTCGCGCGAGCGGGCGAAGCCGTTGAAGCCAAGTTTGGCGTCAGCTTCAGCGTCAAAGACCCATTGGCCCGCGAATTCATCGACAAGCGCGCGAATCAACTGGCGGGTCAAGTCAACGAGACTACTTACGAATCAATCAAGAGCGTCATGGTTGACGGCGCGGCCAATGGCGCGAGCATTCCCGACATTGCCAAGAGCATCAAGGGCGTGTTTGATGAAGCCACGACCAACCGAGCGACAACGATTGCCCGCACTGAAGTGATCAGCGCCTACAACGGCTCGACGGTCACGATGGGTATGGCGATGCCTGATGATGTGTGCGCCGGTCAAGAGTGGATTGCCACTGATGATGACCGCACGCGGGCGGCTCACCTTGATGCTGACGGCCAACAAATCTCGACCAGTGATAGCTTCGATGTTGACGGCGAACCGTTGGCGTATCCCGGTGACCCGTCGGGTTCACCAGAAAATGTCATCAACTGTCGGTGCACCGTGGGCTTGCTCACGCCCGATGAATATGGCGGCGGTAGTCGCGACGCAAGCCACACAATTGAACCGTTCGAAGCCCGTAACCTTGAAGCGATGCGTGAAGAGGCGTACTGGGGCGAACTTGAAGGGGTGCCAGCATGAAAATTGACCAATTCGTTTCGCTCACACGCTCGGGGCGCGAAATCAAGGGCCGCGTCACTGACGTTGACGCCAATGGCGCCTTGAGCGTTCGCGTGTACGACAAGCGCGATGGCGGCGGCTACGAACCGACCCGGCGCACTATCACCGTTGAAGAGGCTGACGCGCGTGCCATTGACCCACTGCCCACCAAGGGTGTTCGCGGGGCCGGTTCAACGACCGAGCATCGCACAGTGCAAGTCAAGGTACTTGAGACCCGTGCCGCTGATGACACTGAAAGTGGCCTTGCTCAAGCATGGGTGCGCGTCAACGACTACACCATGACCGACACCTACGGCACACGCTTTGCACCGGGTGGCGCAAAAGAATATCTTGACGCCAACCCGAATCGCCCCACGTTGCTCTTCGGGCACGGCATGAGTGGCGGCATTCATTCAGTTCTTGGGCATCGGCTCGACTGGCGTGAAGACGCCACTGGGCTTGACGTTCTTTTTGAGTTTGACGATTTTGACGCCGTGCCCACAGCACGTCAGGCATTCGCGCAATTACAAAGCGGCTCGCTTGATTCATTCAGCGTGGGCTTCATTCGACAGGCTGATGAATACATTGAAAATTCTGATGGCAGTGAGTACGTATTGATCACCAAGTACGCATTGCCCGAAAATAGCATTGTCGTTGAGGCGAGTAATCCGGGCACGAAAATCTTGGCCTTGTCGGGCGCTCGCTCGACGCAAGCCGACCTTGTCAGTCACGTCATCATTCGCATGGCCGAAGGTGACCTTGACCTTGCCGACGCGCTCACTGAAGTTCGCGATGCGCTCGCGCACCCTGAAGGCGATACGGGTGACCAAACGTGGGCGGGCATTGCCGAGATTGCGAGCAATGTTGACGCCGCCGTTGATGCCATCAGGGCTGAAGTTGAAAACCCAACCGCGCCCGACAACAAGCAAACGATGGCACTGGTGTCGCTCGCTGAAGCGATGTGTGACGAATTGCTTGAGGCGTTGGGCGTCGATGACCCTGACGATGACGACACCGATACTGGCGCTGATGACGCCACCCAAGGCGCCATGATGGAGTCAAGCGGGCGTAGCAAGTCGCCCAAGGCTGTGACGTGCCCGACGTGTCAAGGGCGCGGCACCATCTTGAAGGGTGCGCGTGCGTGCCCGATGTGTAAGGGCGACAAGAAAGTGTTGCCGATCACAGCCGCTAAGCACTTCATGAAGGGGTCAAGTCGCTCGGGTGACGACACCGAAACTGATGAAGAGCGTGAGGCTCGCGAAACCGCCGAATGGAATGCCGCCGTTGTTGACCACGAACGCACATTGGCGCTCGCTGACGCCGACGACATCTTGATGCTGATTGACGGCTAGGCGTTTTCCAAAGTGCCATAGGTGAGATTCATGACCATTGGCACGCGCTTGGTCATGTCTCGCTTGTCGATCATCCATGTTTCGCGCACCATCGCGGTTTCAGTTTCGCGCTCGACGGGCTGACCTTCAGTGTCAACAACCATGCCGATAATGAGCGCATCAGTTTCGCGGTCAATGCGCACAATTCGCGTGCGCCCATCAGCGGTGATTTTGGCGTAGGTCTTCATGACGCCACCTTGTTGTGACGGCGCATTTTGTCGCTCTTGGTCAAGGTGACGCGTGCGCCACAGTCGTTGCATGTGGCGGCGTTGCCGTAGGCATAGCCGGTGCGGGCGGTCTCGCGGTTGTAGTTGTAGGTCAGTGAGCCCTTGCAACTGGCGTCAGCCTTGGCTTGCGCGGCGAGCTCGGCAGCGTTGGTGAAGTGAATCGGCGCACTCGGGTAACACACGGTGCACAGAATCGCGCCTTGTGACGCAACGGCGTCAGCCTCAGTCAAGCCACTGAGCTCGGGCAACCAGTTGAAGTCGGTGAAGTCTTTGCCGTTGTTGCATGTTGAGCAATCCATTGAACTGTGAACGTGTCCACCAACCGATGAGACAACAAGAAAGAACCGTGACCAGCCACCATAGTTCTTGGCTTCGGCGGCGTAGTTGTCGCTGGCAATTTGACGGGCGGCAACGGCACTGGTGTAACGCGCAATGCGGTCATCAGCGTTGTGACGCTTGGCGAGCGAAACTTCAAACTTGCCCGAAGCAAGAGCGGCAACAACATCGTCAGCGCTCATGTATGTGCCGTCAGCCATGTGACCGGGGCGGCGCTCGGATTCGAAACGAACCTTGGCGAGCAAGTTTGTCGGGATAAGGCTTTGCACCATCTTGGCGGCGTTGGCGGCGGTTGCGACAGCTTCGTGCTTGATGCAATAAGCGGCGGCAATCTTTGTGTCAACGGCAACTTCATGGGCATTGCTTGGTGTGGTGGTTGTGGTCATGCCAATAAGTATAACGGGTAGCCTTATCCCATGCACGCCAAACGCCCTTTTTCTACATATTTTTTCAATCTCCCAATCCCCAGTAATTGCAAGGGTTTTCAAGAAATTTGAAAAATTCTTGAAAAATAGCCATTTTGACGTACATGAAGTAAGGCTCACCCCTATACTTACCTACATGAAGTCAACCGCAACTAAGAGCTTGTGCGCCGGTACGGGCGCATTGGTCAAGTCGATAGTCAATGAGCATGAGCGAGTCACAGGCTTTGGCTATTGCCCCGTGTGTGGCGCCAAGAAATTTTTGAATGGCATGTACGGTGCAAACATTGACACGAAAACATGCGGGCGACTCCCGAAGCACACAACAACAACTAACCAAGAAAGCGGGTGAATCATCATGAAGTCATTTGAATCGTTTGAACTGGGCGACATTGTGCGCGTCAGACTGGCCGGTAAAATCGTGAGCGCCAAGATCATCGACCTTCGAGTTGATGACAATGACGTGGATATTGCGGACGTGCGCACTCTTGAAGATGAGCCGCGCCTGTTTAGTGCCGTTGAGTGCGCCACACTTAGATTTCAGTTTCGCCGTTGCGAAGGTATGACGCCTGTTGGCGATCACGGTGCATATCGCACCGTGAAGGTACGTTGTCGCCGCACATCAAAGTGTGGCGAAGTATTGTGTGGGCGCCACCTTGCGGGCGCACGTCGCACCGAACAAGCCGAGCGCCGCAATTCGGCATGGTACGGCAATGAATCATCGGCATCAATAGTTGGTGAGCGCTAATGACAACGGATACCGACTACGGCCAAGGCACCGGCACGCCTTGGTGTAATGAGTGCAAAGCCGAACACGCCTTTGCACCGTCAACGTGCCCGCGTTACTGGGCGGCAATGAACCGCGAAAAATTCGCATGGTCGAATAGGCGCGTGACGCCGTGACGTTCACCATTGGCGACAAAGTACGCGTGGCCGCTGACCCTTTCTATCTAATTAGCGAGCCATATGACGCCATTGTTGTTGGCCGCAAGAACGGTGGCAAGATAAAAGTGCGCCGTGCCTATGGTACGGGCGTGCATTATTGGGTGAGCCTTGACAGAGTGAGCGCAGCGCCGTGACCGTCGCATTGGTCATTGACGACGGCGGGCGTATGTTGGCGAATTTCACAGGCGCCGCTGGTGATTGTGTCACGCGAGCTATTGCGATTGCGACAGGCGTTGATTACCGCACGATATATGACGCGGTCACACATGGCCTTCGCCATGACGTTGACTTTGGTGACCGCACCGCTAGCCGGGGTGCACCTAGGCGCGTGTTCGCGCCAATCATTGATCAACTCGGTTTCGTGTGGACACCGACAATGTCAATCGGCTCGGGTTGCCGCGTTCACTTGCGTGGCGATGAATTGCCGAACGGGCGACTTATCGCCCGATGCTCGCGCCACCTCGTTGCCGTCATTGACGGCGTCATTCATGATACCCATGACTCATCGCGCGACGGCACGCGTTGTGTCTATGGTTACTGGACGGCACCTGATTTGACGCCCGCGCAATTCGCCATAAGACTTGACGCCGCGACAAGGTCAAAGTATGGTGGCTCGCGTGACTGACCCCGTCGTGGTAACCGTGCGTGTTGAGACCGAACGCGCTGTGTTCGCTGACCCCGTCGCCACAGCCAAGTTCGAAGCTTTCTGTGAACATCGCATGGCTCAAGAATGCGCCACCTATGACTTGCCCTTTGACGCCGCGCAAATGACCGTTGAGCGGTTGCCTCTTGTGCGCGAGCAAGAGGGTGTCGCCCCCGTGCCCGTTATCTTGCGACTGGTGATTGACGGCAATTTGGCGATGAATACGCAAAGTGAAATGGCACTTATGCGGCGCGCGTGGAATATTCCCGAACCTGACCGCGAGCCGTTGCAATGAAATGTGACTTGCGTTACAACAACATTGTCAATGTTGAAAAACACGGGCCGTGTTTGACCGTGGCTACACCGGGCGGCACATTGCGGGCATGCCCACTCAATGAAGATCAATTGCTCAACGTCATCGAAGCCGCTACGCGTCAACTGAGACTTATGAAAGGGCGTAATGGCTGACCCATTGCGCGTGCTCATTGCTCACGCCGACACGGGCGGGTGTGGCAACTATCGGCTCTTGTTTCCCGCTGATGCATTGGCCGACAATGATGAAGTCGTGATCACCCGCGACAAGCGCGCGCAAACAATCTTTGCCGAAGTCAATCACGGGTGGCGCGGTTCGGTCAAAGAATCAATCATTGCCCACGTTGACCCCGTGAATCATGACGTAGTCGTGTTGCAACGCCCGCTCGACAAGTCGATGGTTGACGCGATACCGCACATACAGGCGCAAGGCGTGGCCGTGGTTGTTGAGCTTGACGACGATTTCTGGCGCATCGACAAACGCAATCGTGCCAATCATAAGGCCAGCGATATTCCCTATTCGAATGCTGACCATCTCGCGCGTGCCTGTGACATGGCCGACTTGGTTACGGTCTCGACGCCACGCCTGATGGAAGTGGTGCCCGCCAGAAATGGCCGTGTGCGGTTGCTTCGAAACTACGTGCCGACTAGCTATCTATCAATTGAGCGGGCCGCTACGTCACAATGGGAGATGTTTGACGGGCGCGTGATCGTCGGGTGGTCAGGAGCGTTGGCCGTACACCCCGGCGACTTAGAAACCACGGGCGATGGCGTCAAGCGCGCTGTGCTCGGCACTTGTGCCCAGTTCTTTGCCATTGGCGACAAAAAGGCCAGTGACATACTTGGTTTCGAACGCGGCACAACCATTTATCAACCGCCCATTTGGTTCGATAACTACCCGACAGTGGTGGCGGGTCTCGACATCGGCATTGCGCCGCTTGGTCTCACTGACTTCAATGAAGCCAAGAGTTATTTGAAGGGTCTTGAATACGCGTCACTGGGCGTGCCCTTCATTGCGTCGCCCACGGGCGAATACAAATTCTTGGCGGGCAAGGGCATTGGTCAACTGGCGAAGTTGCCGCACGAATGGTCACGTGCATTACGGCGACTCATTGTTGACGTTGACATGCGTGCCGAGCTTGCGAGCACGGCCAAAGACATTGTGCGCGCCAACTTCACTTATGATTCGCACGCCCACCAATGGCTATCAGCATGGCGAACCGCGCTCGACTTCAGGCGAAAGGCAATGACATGACCATGCACGATGATGATGACCGATTGCGGCATTTTGCGGGTCTCGACAGGCTCGCCGTCAAATATGACACCGACAAATCAAGTTTGGCGCATGGTTATTGCGAACATTATGAAGCGCACCTAGGCGATTCTGACCCTGAATATGGTGGCCCTGACCTCAACATCAAATCGCTATTTGAAATCGGTGTTTATCACGGTGCGTCGCTTCGCATGTGGGGCGAGTGGTTCAAATGGTCAGGTGCGCAAATTACTGGCATCGACATCGACCCCAATTGTGGCGCGGTCAATGAAGGCAACGTGCGCACGATCATCAGCGACGTAAAAACATACGACTTTGGTGACGAATCTTTCGACGTGATCATTGACGACGGCTCGCACATGGCGTTTGATGTTGACTGGGTGATCAGAAACCTGTGGCATCGCGTTTTACCTGACGGGTGGTTGATCATTGAAGACCTTGCCGTGCAATGGCGCCCCGAATGGGGTGGCGATGCTGACAATGCCAACGGTTCGCACGCCATCGTTACTTTGCACCAATACTTGAATTCATTGTTAGTTGAGCAACACGGCCATGACGCGTTGGCCGAATTTCACGCGTACCCGCAAATCGTTTTCATGCGCAAGGCGCGAGCGTGAAACTTCGGCACTACTTCCATATTTACGCCACAGGTGCCGCCGAACATATGACGGCAATGCACCTAGCGCGGCTCAAGAGCTCGGGACTGGCCGACGCTCTTGACGGCGGTTTACGCATTGGTATTGTGGGCACTGATCAGGCGCGCTTACGAATAACTAAATTGTGCAAAGCCGTCATGCCGACCGCCGTTGTCGCCATATCTAGTGAGGGCTTTGAACAAGTGACCCTCGATGCCATGTATGACATTGAGTGTTTTGGCGAAGGCATCGCGAAAGCTGACCGCGCAATTTTGTATGCACACACCAAAGGTGTTAGTGCACCGTCACCTTTCAATGACGCGTGGCGTGAATCAATGACCAAAGGCTTGATTGATGACTGGCGCTATGCGGTCAGAACACTAGAACTGGGGCGCCAAGCCATAGGGTGCCATTGGCTCACACCTGAAGCATGGCCCGACATTGTGACCACGCCTTTCTTTGGCGGCAATTGGTGGTGGATACGGGCCGACGCAATGGCCGATGCTCGACGCGTGGGGCACAGTAGCCGGTTTGATGCCGAGCGATGGCTAGGTGATTCGGGCATACGCGACATTGACGATGTTGCGCCGGGGTGGCCCGGTTATGTGCATTTTCGTTGATAGTTTGCCACGCTGACAACGATGCACAAATGCGTTGATAACGAGACCTAATCTCATTTGCAACGGGGCACGAACGGGGCACAGCTGACCACCCGCGAACAAACGAGGGACAATGGCTGACGCCACAGATACGAAAGACAAGATTGACGAGGCCGAAGGCCAATCGTCAACTGAATTGCGCGAATCGCTCATGGGTCTTGGTGCCCAATTGCGCGAAATGCGTTTGAAGCCTGAAGACCAGCGAAGTGAAAACTGGGCACGCGAGATTCGCGATGTCGGTTCACTTGTCGTCGGTCTCGACGCCGAACACCGTATTGCCGAATTGACCGAAGCCGCTGACCGCAAGGCAGCGCTTGAGGGCCGTAAGGGTGCGGGCAGTGAGGCCAATGGCACCGATGTCACGCGTGTCGAATCTCGCTCAATTGGCCGTCAGGTCGTTGAGTCTGAGCAATTCAACAGCTGGCAAGAAAGCCGTGGTGGTTCGGGTGTGTCGGGTGACATCGAAGTGCGAACTTTGATGACCGAAGGCACCTACGCCGACGCCAATGCAAGCGCCGGTTTGTGGGCGCCGCGTGGCACGCCGTTCTTGCCTGACTTCGCAATCGACCGTCGCCGCTTGTTTGTGCGTGACATGATTGCATCGGGCAGCACCGAGCTTTTGGCAATCCCGTACATTCAAGAAAACAACCCGCGCGCCTATGAAGAGGGCGCGACAGCGGTTGCCGAAGGTACGGCCAAGCCTGAAGTCTCCATGCTCTTCACACAGGTCATTGCCCCCGTGCGCAAAATTGCCGCATGGGTGCCCGTGACCACTGAAGTGCTTGAAGACGCCACCACGCTTGCGTCATACATCGACGGGCGCCTTGGCTACATGCTGGCGGTGCGCGAAGAGGTGCAAACGCTCAACGGCACTGGTGTCAATGCTGACTTGCTCGGCATTACCAACGCGGTTGGCATTCAAACACAGGCGGCGGTTGGTTCGTCAATGGCTGACGTGCCCGCCACCATTGGCGCGGCCATTGGCCTTGTTGAAGATGTTGACGGTGACGCCGATGGCGTTGCACTCAACCCGCTCGACTTCTGGCAAATGGTCACGACACGTCACAGCTCATGGCTTGACGGTCAGGCCATTGGCAGCACTTACGCATCGCCGTATGGCGAAGCGCCGCTGACGCTGTGGGGTCTTCGCGCCGTGCGCTCGCGTTCGGTGACCAAGGGCAAGGCAGTTGTTGGCTCATGGGCCAACGGTGCGCAGTTGTTTGACCGCAACAAGACGGTCATTCGTGTTGGTGACCAACACAGTGACTACTTCACGAACAACAAGGTGGCGATTCTGGCCGAAGAGCGCGTGGCGCTCGCGGTTTATCGCCCGGATTGGTTCGTGTATTGCACGCTGTAATCTGACGCGCAAGCAAAAGACCCGCCTAGCCGTTTGGTTGGGCGGGTCTTTTGCTATGGCCGCACCCAACACATATTTGTAGCGAGCCATTTGCCGTGCACATTGTCAAAGAATGATTGGCCGCGCTCAATGCCAGCGGTCATATTGACGTTGACGCAATCGACAAGCAAACCCTTGTCAGCTTTGACGGCGTCAGTGACGCGCGCCATGCCGCATACGGTGTCGCCAATGTGCAAGTCAAGCGCGGCGAGTTTTCTACTCATTTTCACTTTGGCGGGTTGGCCGTTTTGGTCAATGCCTTGAGCACTCACCCATGCGACATTCATGCCGTCATTGGTTTCGCACCACGCTTCAATCGTGACTTCAAAGTATTTGCGATTGGTCATCAGGCGCCCGCATTCAACACGGTGCCGTGTGCAAGGTGCTCTTCAACATTCCACGGCGCGAGGGCAATGGCGCACGTCACGCAATACGGTGACGCACCTGTGCAAACTTCACAAAAACTTTCGCGATGATCGGCCATATATTCAGCTTGGTTGGCGCGCGGTACGCCAATGCACATATTGTGCTCATCGCAAAACACATACCACTTTTGCGCGGCGCGCTCATCGGGGTCATTTTCGTATTGACCGTCAGCATTGCTATCGACGTGGGCGACAATGGCGCCGTCATCATTGCGTGACAACCAGCGAAAGGTTTGGCCGTTGTGCACGTGCTTTGACATGATGTGAGCTTGCGCGCCATCGCGAGTGGCGAAGCGGCGCTTACACGCCTTGCATTGAAATCGCTTGGTTGTGGTCATGCCAATAAGTATAGCGGGTAGCCTTACCTAACACACGTCAAAAGTCGAATTTCGACTAAATTTTTCAATCCCCCAATCCCCAGTAATTGCAAGGGTTTTCAAGAAATTTGAAAAAATGCTGAATTGGTTTGCAATTGGTAAGGCTACCCGTTATACTTATTCCCATGACCACACGCGAAGACCGCAAGCAAGACCCCCGTTATGACCGTTTTGGCCTTTTGCCGCTTGATGAATTTCGTTGCCAACACTGGGGCCACGAAAAAGGCATTATCAATGACCAACAATGTGACAGATTGCGCCGCGATGGCGACACGCTGTGCGCCGCTCACCGTAGCGGCAAGACCCGTAGCCAAAAGTCACGCGGCTTTGACGCTAGTAACCCGTTTGCGGGGTCAACCTTGACCGATGAAGAGCGTGCCGCGATGCTCGCTGACTTGATGGGAGACAAGTAGATTGGCAATATGACCTTGAGCGTTGGCGCGCTATGCGAGATTTGCGGGCTACCGCTAACTGAGTGCGCCAGTGTCATGACCGACACGCGAGCGCTCGACTTCGCCAATAGTTCGGGTGCGCCGCAAACGATCAAGGGCCGCATATTCGTTACGCCCAATCGCGTCATTCGACACAACCGGGTTGTGCATGGCATCGGGGCACAAATACCGTGGGCTGAAGCCGTCGCCTTGGGTCTTGTCGCTGACGAACCTACCCCCGAGCCAATCGCCATTGTCGCCGCCCCAATTGACGAGGGTGGCGAAGATGAAGGCTCAACCACTGACGATGACGCGCCACCTACCATTGAGCCAAGGGTTGACGCACCCGTTGTCGCCGCAGCGGTGCGCCGTCGCTCAACTAATCGGCGGGGTGCTAAATGACAATTCTGTGGCCGATCACGACACCAACTGAAGGCGCGCAACAACTCATTGAGCCGGGTAGCCGCGATGACGTGGTGACCGTCACTGACCTTGCCAACGAATTTGGCGACACATTCGACCTTGACCAAGACGCTCTTGACCTAGCGACGACAAAGGTTGAAGAGCACTTGCGCCGCCCTCTTCGCCGCGCGGTTTACAAAGAACGCTTGCGCATCATTTATGACGGCTTCAATGACGCCATCTTTGGCGCAGCGGGCGCCGTTCGCCCCAGTGCGACGCCCGTGTGGTCAGTCATCGCGCCCGTACCGGGGCCGATCATCATTGACGCGGTCGAAATCAGATACGTGCCCGCTGACAATGTCATGTTGGGTTTTGCGTTGTATCAATGGAATGAGCAATTTGCGACGGTCACCTATGAAGGCGGGTTCACGCACGAAAACTTGCCCGCCACTCTTCGCACGATCATCTTGAAGGTTGCCATTCGTTTGTATCAACGCAAGACCGGCGCGGGCGTATTCGGGCCGCTCGGCATACAACCGGGCGTGACCGGCGTACACGTGGGCGACGTGGGCTTTTCGACAACGGGAAAGTTTGGCGGTCTCTTCGATGACAGTGACATTGACGATTTGCGCGGCTATCGGTATCGGGGCGAAACGTGAGCTTGCCGTTGGCGACAACGTTGCTAACGGTCACGCGGATATTGAGCGACACTGACCCGAATAGTGAAGTTGACCTTGACTCTGAAACTGACTACGTGCCCGCAAGCACGCATGTCGCCACCATTGCCAATGGCGTGCGCGGCGTCATCAGTGGCGGCACAGGTGACCGGGCATATGGGCCGGGTGGTGAGCGCGAAGTTGTGAAATACAAATTTCGCGCTGACCCGCTGGCCGCTGACATCATTGTTGGCGATGACGTGTTGACCGACAGTGACGGCAACATTTACACAGTCAAATGGGCGCGTGGCCGCGACGCACTGGGCGTTACCTTCATTGAAGGCGAATGTTTCCAAGAGATAGGCGCATTGTGAGTGACATTGAATCAGTTGATGTCATCTTTGACGTTGACGCCGTTGAAGAGCTCTTGCGCGGGCCGAATGGCGTGGCCGCAAAAACGATGGCCCGCACGGCCATCAAATGCGAAACAACGGCGAAGCGAATGTGTGCCGTTGACACAGGCCGACTTCGCGCATCAATCAAGGGCACCATTGTTGACGAGGGTGGCGAAATCGTCGGCTATGTCGGCAGCGATGTTGAATACGCGATTTATCAAGAAATGGGCACTGAGCGCATGGCCGCACAGCCGTTCTTACGGCCAGCGGTTGACATGGTCATTGGTCATGAAGACCTTGGCGACGACATAGGCGGCTACTGATGCCTGACCTTGGGGTGGTTGACGTTGAAGGTGCGTTGAAGGCATATCTAAAAACGGTGTCAGCGCTCACGTCATCGCCGTGCGGCACGCGTATTTTTCTTGGTATGCCTCAAGGTGGGCCGAGCAAATACCCCGTCATCGTGCTTTTTAGAATCGGGGGTGGCCCCGAAGACGCCGACTACCCCAGTGACCGTGCCTTGATTCAATTTGACGTGTGGGGCAATAAGGGCATGAAGGCTGAATGTTTTGCCGTGACGCAAGAGCTGGCATCAACTTTGCGCAATACCCCGTGCGGTACGGTTTTGATGACTGGCGTGCGCTTGCTAGGTGTGAGCGCAATTAGCGACAGTTGGGTGCCTGACCCAAATAGCGGGCGCTCGCGTTACACAGTTTCATGCACGATTCAAACACAGGCAGTATGACCAAGGGAGTCAAAAAATGAGCGAACCGAATGCGGCCAATCTTGCGATTGGCGCTGGCAATCTTTGGTACGCGGCGATTGGTTCACCAGAACCCGCAGCGGGCGTACTCACACCGATCACATCGCCCGCGACGACAGTTGCGTGGCCGTCACAGTGGACACAACTTGGTTACACCACTGACGGCAATGAATTCACCTTCACGCCGAAGCTCGATCCAATCGAAGTGGCCGAAAACCTGTATGTGATCAAATACGTGGCGTCAGGCGTCATGGTCGAATGCACATTCGACATGGCCGAAATCACGGCTACCCATTTGGCCCTTGCGCTCAATGGCGCAACCTTGTCATCGTCAGGTGGCATTACATCGTTGGTGCCGCCGATTCTTGGCAGCGAAAAGCGCATCATGCTTGGGTGGGATAGAATCGACGGGCTTGAGCGAATCATCATGCGTCGATGCATTCAAACCGCCGCCGTCAAGCAAACGCACAAAAAGGCGCCGAACCTCAACACAATCCCCGCGACGTTTGCGTTGGAAGTGCCGACATCGGGGCCGACTGACCTTTACACCCACTACTTCGATAATTCGATTGGGTAACGATGACCACGCGCACATACACAATTGCGCGTCGCGAAAACAACCCGAATGTTGAGCCGTTCAAAGTCAACATCAACGGTGTTGTTTACGTGTGTCGCGCTGACATGCCTGAATTCGCATTGCTTGATTTCACGTCAAGTGCGGGCGGTATAGCCGCTGACGGCGACATGAATGACCCCGCATATCGCGAAGAGGTTGCCAAGGGTCTTCGGGCCATGTTCGATTTCATTCAGTCTGTCTTTGAACCTGATAGCGCCGCA